CGTTTTCTCTATCAGAATTCAAGAATTGAAGAACAGCTTCAATCTTGTTGATAGAATCGGCGTTTTCCATGACCGCAATGCGAGCAAGATGTTCGAATGCCTCGTGCAAATCTTCTGATTCGTTCAAGCCGACTTCAGACGCCAAATGCATCTTCATTTCTTCAATTCGTTCTTTTCCGATGCGAATTTTCTTTGTGAAGGTTTCTTTAAAAGTCCGGTAGTTCTTAGGTCCGGACATTCTTCCGCATTCAGTGCGGATCTGTTTGACTCTGGATCTAGCCATTTCCAAAAGAGTTCCCGTTGCTCGATCCTTAAATTCACGAACAAACGATACCAATGCGCCAGCTTCCTTTGTTACTTCAACAATTCGGCGGCCGGTTTTGTCTAGGATAGAGCCGCCTTCATTCAAATGACGGCACAATGCCTTGCCGCCAGATAAGAATTTCTTAGGGAGGCGGAATCTTTCACCGTTTGCTTCGACATAAATTTCTTTTATATTTCTTGATCTTGATCCACGCTTTTCTGGATTAATACATCCTTCATGGACCACAACCATTCTAGCATTTTCGAGCGTAAAATAGGATCGACGTTCGGAACCTGTCATGCTTTCGAAAAATTCCGGTGCGGACGGACCATTGTCTTCATCCATAAAATCGATTTCATCAACATAATCTTCCATGTCTTGGTAGATCTCGTCACCACCAACAATTTCTACCTTTCCATTCTCCAATTCAACTGTGTATTCAATGTTTTCCGGAATATCCGACACATCGATGACAGTAGCACGAATATCCATTCTGTTCAAAAATCTAACCACATCACCAACTGAAAATTCCGGAGCGTTATCATCGATTCGTCCGCTGTTAGAATAATCAGGCACTTCAGCTTCTGGAATCTCATCCTGACAATTGGTTTCGTGTATACCAGCTAGTTTACCTAGTCTTTCAATTGATTCGTCCATTTGATCCTCTTCGATTTCTCTTGCTGCCATATCAGCGAAACGCTTTGGCATTTCCGATCGGGTGAAATCCTTCACCGTCAATCCGACGCCATATAGATTGCATACTTTACGAACTCGTTTGATAATTTCTACCATCGTATGTTCGTCAATTTCTTGATTTTTCCAGAAATAAACCTCGGTTGATTCAGGAGTTGTTTGGGTTTCTCCTTCAATTGGTAAACGAAGCATGACGTCATCTGGCTCAACGTAAATCCATTTCACTTTCTTCGGAGTGGTCGTGGAATCACCCTGGTCATTATACATCTTCAAGGTATAACCGTACTCAGGAGCCGACAAAATCTCATAAATTTCAGTTGCTAGTCTATTAAAGGAAATCATTTGGTACTCCGAGTCTAGGTTCTTTCTGTATTTATAGGTTAAATATCAAAGAAGAACATAGGTGTGATTAAATGACAGCATTAAAAAAACCCGGTATTCATGCGAAATTCTTAAAAGTTCCGGATGACCCTTTTAAGAAAAGAACCTGCCGCATCAAATACAACGATGCGATGAAAGAAGAACTGCGAAAATGTAAGGAATCGCCCGAATATTTCCTGAGAAACTATTACTTCATCCAAACCATGGTCGGAAACCAAGGAAAGATGAAAAGGGAACGGTTTCAACCGTTTCCATACCAGCTCGAAATGATTCAAAACTTCTTGTCCTTCCGTGATAACATTGCCATGCTAGCCCGACAAATGGGGAAAACCACAATCGTCGGTGGACTTATTCTTTGGTTAGTTATGTTTCACAAGGACGAAGAAGTGTTGATTGTGGCGAACAATAAAGATCAAGCCTTGGAAATTATGAGCCGAGTTCAATTCGGTTATGAACAATGTCCTGATTTTATTAGGGCAGCTGTTCGCGATGATGGTTATGCAAAGGGTCACATTTATTTTACGAATGGATCAAAAGTTGTAGCTAGAGCAACGACCCCGCACGCAGGTCGTGGCCTTTCAATCTCATTCCTTTATGTCGACGAATTTGCAGCCATTCAGCCAAATATGCAAGCTGACTTCTGGGCAGCTATTTCACAGACACTATCAACCGGTGGTCGCTCATTCATTACATCAACTCCATACACTGAATATGATACATTCGCTTCCCTTTGGAGAGGAGCAAACAGATTCACTGACGTTGATGGTAAACCATTGGATGAAGCCGGCCCAGGATATAATGGTTTCAGGGCAATCAAAGCAACTTGGAAAGACCACCCAGATCGTGATGAAGAATGGGAAAGAAAAGCGCGTGCTAAAATGGACGATGACCAAAAATTCGAACGTGAACAGAATTGCGTAACCGGAGACACGCTCATTACCATTATGACACCCGAAGGAGAGATTAAAAACATCAAGATTGAAGACTTCTACGAAATGATTGGTGAGGCGGATGAAACAGAATAACGGATATAAAGTCCTAACACCGAATGGATGGATGAATTTCGAAGGAATTCGAAAAATAAAAGAACGCGAAACCATAGAAATCAAACTAAACGACGGTAAATCACTCAAATGCACACCGGATCATAGGGTATTTTCAAACGGTGTTCGAATTTATGCTTCTGAACTGAAAGAACACGACGTAATTGATACAAAAGAAAGTCAATCTTTTATCACTTCCATATCCAATTTTCAAGAGACTGATGTATTTGATTTGATAGAAGTGGGGGGCAACCACAGCTACTTCACAAATGATATTGTCTCCTCGAACTGTGAATTCGTTGGTTACTCCGAAACTTTGATTGAAGGTTTGATATTAAAGAAAATATTAGAAGAAGCTCAAATTTCAAAGCCGATAACCATGACAGGCGAAGTTCAATGGTGGAAACAACCGGAACGCGGCAATACCTATATCGTTGGCTACGACCCATCAATTGGAACCGGAGGTGATTTTGCAGCAATCCAAGTCTTTGAATTACCGGGAATGACTCAAGTTGCAGAGTGGCAATCACGAGCAGTCGGTATCCCTGAACAAGTTCGAATCCTCAGGAATGTTCTTGCGTTGATAGATCAAGAAATGCGAATGGACGGTGACAACAATCCGGAAATTTTCTGGTCAGTTGAGAACAATACGATAGGCGAGGCTGCATTGATTGTTATAGATGAACTTGGAGAAGAAAATTTCTGCGGCATGTTACTTACCGAACCTAAGAAGACGCGAGGAAGACGAGTACGAAAAGGATTCAATACCACAAATAGAACTAAGGTCACTGCGTGTGCAAAATTCAAAACTTTGGTTGAGAAACGGGCAATGAAAATCAATTCAAGAGAATTAGCTCGACAGCTTAACTTCTTCGTCGCTTCGGGAACCGGTTATGCAGCAAAGTTGGGAGAAAATGACGACCTTATCATGGCGACTATTTTGATTATTCGCATGCTAGATCAAGTAATGTGGTACGATGAATCAAAAACCGAAGACCTTCGAGAATCAGTCGGCGAAGAAGTTCAACCTATGGGAATTTTCTTCTAATCATTCCAAAGACTCAGGTTCACTAGCAGTCCAAACTTGATTTCTGCGCAATTTTAAGTCCACACCAATTGATACAACACGTCGAAGATTTTGTATTCTACTACACCTACCACAGCGGTTGCATAACTTTCGATCGAGTTGATCTACCGAGTCTAGTCAGGAACAAATTTTCCACCATCTACTTGTGAAACCGGTTCCGGTTCTTTGTAATGAACAGCCTTTTCCAGCAGAATCTTAGCTAACTCTAGTGCAATAGTCTGAGCCTCTTCAACTGTGATTCTAAACTCTGCCGACTTAATTCCTCTAGCACGCTGTGTTCGTTCTAGGAATTTATGAAGCGCCGGGTAAATCATCTTGATCTCGAAGTTGTTGGTTCTTTATCTTAGCTGCATGTGATGCATCGAATCTAGTTTTGAAAGGGCCCATGAATTCATTATCCGATAACGTTGAAAGTTTCGGGCAAAGGAAACAAATATATTCACGAGTAAATCGAATTGCCCACCAACCGGGAACCCATCGAACTCGACTGTTCGGGCTGGATTTGTAGGTTGTGAACTCGGAACTTTCATCTATTTCGAAAATTTCCTCGTGTTTTACCGGGTATCCGCTGACATCGAGGTTTTCGGCTTCTTTATGCTCGAGCGGTTTTAAGAAGTGGATTGAATCACCGAATAATTCTTCCAAGGCAGCAACATCAGAAAAAATGTTTTTCGTTTCACTCGTAATCAACTCGATTTCATTTTCCTTCTTCACCAATAAACCAAATCGTTCACCGGCATCGGTTGCCAAAATAAAAGAGGATTCCGTCAGTGGTCTAGCTTGCATGTTTCTCCGTTTTCAATTATCCGAGCAATTTTCGGATTTGTTGATATTTTTCCCAAGCCATATCCAGTGCAGGATTACGACTTCGAAGCTCTTTTTCTTTTATGTATTCTGTTATAAGATTCGAAATTTCTTTTTGAGTAAATCCGTATTCATCACTACCAATCTTGCATGTCAAGAAAATATCATTTTCTAGATGACCTCCTACCGGGCTATAACCATGCCGAGGAGGATTTATGATTATTGAACTGGTCATGTTAATTATTCATTTTCAATAATGTTTGAAACTTCTTCCATGCAGCTGCAATGGTCGGATTTTTATCGATTTGTTTATTGAGGTTTATTTCATTATCAAGAAGACGATTGTATTCTGATAAGATTTGATTAACGTCATCAGCTTTTTCAATAAGGTATCGAATGTCACGAATTCCAGATTCATTGAAAATGAGGCAAAATGTTCGCGGTCTTTTGACTGGGTTATATTTGTATGCGATGTCAATTGTGTGGTTTAGGTTTGAGCTTTCGCATAGTTCAAAATCAACTCCAACAAAAAGGAGATCGGTGTGATCAAACCCAATGTCATCAAGTCGATTTTTGCTTGGTTCACCAATTGAGAGAGTTTGCATTTGCCGTGCGTGTCGATACCGCCTTGATTCTTCCCAAGAATTACCATAATCTCGGTAACTTTCATAACGGTGTCGATTAGTTCGGAATTTGTGCATTTAACATTTCCACAATTTCATTTGGATTTTTCTTGATGTCTTCCAGGCTATATTGGTGTAAGAATCTCAAAAAATAAAATCCAAGTTGCGATGCCGGCTCTTTCTGGTAGCCTAGAATATATTCATCAAGTGCATCTGAAACCAATTTCGGCATTTTCTTCAGGTCAATTAACATTTCATTGCGTTCAAATAAATCACGAACAATATGCTCTTCGGATTCGTGGTCTGTCCATCGTTGGTTCATAAAATTGAACCAATCAAAACCTCTATCGTGTCTATCCTGAAAACATTCCCAAATTCCTACTTTCTTAGCTGATCCTTTTTGCCGTGTTCCAGGCTGGCACGCAGTGAAAATATTATCACCTTTATCTCCACGCATAATCTTCGAAAATAGCGAGTATTCAATCCAATCAGGACAGACGTCCGCTGAGTCAGTATCACGCAATAAAGTTTTCGATAGTTTGATCTTACCGTCATTCTTGATTGAGAAATCAACGCGGCGATCTCGGTGATCAAAAACACCCTTAGTTGTAATTAGAGTATCCTGAATACCGTTGTACAAAGAAACATTTTCGGCAACTAGTTGGATAAAATCGGAGTCAGATGATACGATCACATGGTTATCATCTGGATGTGTTGCTATCCATCGAGCGATCAAATCATCAGCTTCTGCAATTTCATGTCGCAATACAGTTGCGTTGCTGTGGTCACGAATCAATTCAATGAAATCTTCATAGGCTTTCCAAAAACATTCTGCTAACTCAATTTCATCCGGAGTCAATGCAACATCAGACACAACCCTATTTGCTTTATACCTGGCGTATGCTGCTTTGCGCCAGGAATCTCCTTCAAGGCAGAACACTAAATGATCAGCTTTGAATTTGTTCCATACCTTTCGTATTGACCTGAAGTTGATATGAACTGCCATGGCAGCTTTGTCCTCAGGCGTAGGAGCCTGAACAACATGCTTGCATCGCATGAACATATTCAGCGTATCAATCAAAAGGTAAGTGGTCATGTATTAGATATCCCGGGTTGCGGTAATGTTGATAGGAATCTCTTGAATTTTAGTATGGTATTCTTCAGGAGTCAACATTTCAATGCTTAGTACGCAGAAGTTATTCTCGAGCGCTGCTGACGACATTGCACACGGAGTCATGTTGCTGGTGATATAGGTAATCAAAAAAGGAAGCTCTTCTCCGGTATATTTTCCGGTTGTTTGATCAAATTCTTGAAGCACCAGAACATCACCAACCTTGTAATCTCGATCACGCATATCTCTGAAATCGTGTTTTTTGATGCCTGTCTTTGCCGCTTGGAAAAGGTAAATCCAAGACTTCACTTTATGAATTGTCATTTTTGCCTCTACAATGTAAATTCAGTTCCACGGAAAAATCCAGTTGGAGTCCAGAGTTTGCCAGACCACCATCTGATAATAGATTCTTGAGAAGCTGTTCGAAGGATTCTAAGTGTTGCTGCATGGCTTGCATCCCATTCACCGCCGGTATTTCCAGATGCCTTATCAAATGAGTCCTGACCTTCGCGATGAACGATCACTTCTGTTATACCGGATTGAATAATTGCCCGGGCACAATCAGCACACGGCAAGAAGTTCACATAAAGCCGGCAACCTTGCACGCCGCCCTCGTTTGCTGCAGCTGCATAAATCGCATTTCGTTCACTGTGCTCCATGTAGAAATACTTTTCAGGTCGCGTATCCGGAACTTCCTCAATCGTCATTCCCTTCGGTGGATTATTGTATCCGGTTGAAACTACCGTATTATCCGGACGGACAATTACTGTTCCTGCATGAGTAGATGAATCACGACTTCTAGACGCGGCGAGATAAGCCATGGTCATGAAATATTGATCCCAATCTGGTCTTTCCATTTTTCTCCTTATTTGTATTCGATTTTTCCGTCGGGTCGATAATGCTCGGTCACGATAACTTCATCCGGTGTTTCTTCAGTCTCGTTTTCTCCCATCTCAGATTCTAAAATTTGTGATCTGTAAATGTCAGATAACCACTTGTCGAAAATTTCTTGATCATCAAATCCAGTATAACCAGACTCTCGTAAGAAATCAATAAATTGTTCATTCCAATCAAATTCCATCCAGAAACCACCGGGGCCTTCATGGGCATCGAATCCAGAATCCATAACTTGAACATGCGGTTTACCATATAGCGTAGCTACATTCTTTTCATATTCACTCTTGGTGATTTTACCATACTTCATGTCAAGATAAAGATAATCTTTCATGAACTCAATCGGTAATTCAGATTCCGGATTAAAATCATCAGGAACATCATGGCGAATTCGGAGTAAGGTTCTTTCGAGATCTTCTCCAGGCTCGAGCTCATATTCTGCTCTTGCTAAACGGTACGATTTTCCTTTGAGTCCCCAAGAGGCCGGCATAAAATCAAATGGTATTTTCATTCTTTCCTTTTGTCTCAATTGTCTCAATTATGAGACATTTTATATTCCAAAGTCTTCCATAGTCCGAGGTCGGCATAATATTTTCCCAGGCTTTTCCGATAAGCCCTTCGGCGACCAAACTATAAAAAGACGGTCGTGCCATGAGCAATCTACGTATCGACGTCATTTCTTTGTTGCCAGCGCCGCGAACCAACCACCTAGATATCCAATTGACAGATCGCATAAAGTATCACCCAAAGAATTCCAGGCACCAATACCAAGCAACGGAAGGATGTATTCATAAATTTCCCAACAGACTGCCACGACCATGACCAAAGAAGTAACAAGAAGCAAATCAATTGGGTCATATGGTCGATAAAATAATTTAGTCTTGAGAATTGACCACCCAACCAAGGTTCCGCCAAGAAAATGCAGGCCGACATCCAACCCCACAAAATCAATCCCAAGGTTGAAAATTATTAGGTTGATCAGAAAAAGAATAACTGGAGGAAACCAATAATTCAAAACTCGCATCTGTTTATCCTTTCTCAATTTCTTCTTCAATGTTTGGGTTCACTTACCGATTACATTTCCAAAAATGAAGCAGTGCGCCCGCATACTGAAATTATATCCTCTGCGAACAGCTTCTTCACATATTGCTGCCTGGATATTTTCTTGCTGGGCCTCTGTGGACCCGACTGGCATAATCCAGACTGGCCAATCCACACCCTTTTCTCGATACGCATCCGTTGCTTTTTCAACTTCGTTCCAGCAACGCTCGCTTCCGTCAACCACATATTTCAACTGGCCGCGGTTGGAAAACCTTGCATATTCAGAGACAACTTCTGGTAAGATCGCCTTCTTCCAGGGTTCTCCAGAAGCTGAAAGTTTCGGGCTCACTGACCAAAACCATTCAGTCGTTCCGAATTTGTCATCCAACATTCCATTAAATTCCGAAGACATCCGGAACCGAGAAATCGTCGATGCAAGATCTTCACGGAGAGCCTGGGTACCGTTGGTTTCAACCGTTACAAACTTCGGCACATTGTTTCGTGATTCAAATTCTCCCATGATCTCAGCGATAGCACGCTGATTCATCATCGGTTCTCCACCAGTAAACGCCATATGCGTCCACTGATTTGACTGGGGATGCAAGAACTTGGCTTCCGGATTCAACTCTTCATCACGGAGCCACTTTTCTAATTCATCACAAATATCGTTCGCATGAGCTTTATGGGCGAGATGTCCGAACTTTTTTGCCCAAGAATAGGAAGAATCACACCCGAAACGAAGAACCGGAATATCTTCTAATTTATCGATTCTAGACAAATCAAGATCTTGATATTCATGCACCCAAGTAGACGGATCGGTTGGGTCTTTCTGACCAAATCCCTGGCATTGGAAATTGCATCCAAAAAACCGGATCCAGATAGTAGGAATTCCGGTGTACTTACCTTCTCCCTGTACGGTATTTCCAAAAATTTCTGAATATCGAAATTCTTTCATTTCTCTCCTTTTTTAATTCTGGGTCTCGAAAGGGTTAGAATTCAACAACCCCAGCTGCAAGCAATTTTCGCAGGCGAGAAACCTTGACTCTACCAGTCTCACCTGTATCGATATCATCAAAACAAGTTATAAAAGATATTACCCAATTAGGTACGTTACCGATGTACACAGTTGAACCTTTAGAAGCAGAAATTTTTTCAATCCCAACGGTCACATCTGTGTAACCGATCGTTTTTAAAAAACGTCCTATCGGGCAGCGATATTCACAAGCTACGTCTCCAGCTACTTGGTTTGGCGACAGCCCACCACCGCATGAGTGCCCTGCAGCAGGCCAGGAATTACTTTTCTTTCCATCAAACTTTCCTTATTCAATCACAAGTATTCTTTTATATTATACTTTCTGTGCATCTATTAGTCAACACCTTATTCATTTAAAATATTACGATTCGTGGCGTTGATCTCATAAAATGCATCGTGTCAAGAAGACATTGCTAGCACGGCTTGGAATTTTTCCCATGCTTTTTTGACGGACGGGTTTGCCTCGATCTTTCGAAGGAGGACACGATATTCAGTTAATTCTTCTCGAAGTCGATCATTATGATTTTCAGTGTATTCCAAATCTTCTATTAGTCGATTATGTTCAGCTCGAATTTGGAGCGCTGCTTGCTTCATCCGACGTGCATACTTTCCATTCTTTTCAGTCGACTCATTCCAAAACCAGGTCTGGTAATCTTCTGAAATTCTTGGCAATTCAGTCGATACCTTCTGTAAAAGCGCAACCACTTCTCCGAAAAAATCATCATCCGGATCTTTGGGGATCTGAGCCAACAGGTCCCTACATTGATAAGTTAATTTTCGAATCTGTTCGTGATCTACCGGTAGAGGACGCTCTGCCTTTTTGATTTCGATTTGATCCATTACATCGTCCAGTAGCGTTCGGTAGAGGGGTCACAACAGGTACCAACATCGGATCGCCGGATTTTAACATCTTTCCTGCTCATCAAATTTTGCACAGTAACCATTTCAGCCATGAAACTGTCATACCAATCCGAAATTTGCTTCTTCAGTTTGGTGGCAGACGTTTCGGTATGAGTGATACCGGTTACCGTGATTTGCGCGACCAAAAGCTTGTTGATTGGGTCTCGATACACCGTACCAATTTCACGTTTGTCTGCAAAAACCTTGCCAGAAGCCGGATAGGTGCCTGATTGCCACTTAAATCGAATAACCATTCTCATTCTCCTAGAATTGGACCAAACGGCAATGTTCGAAGCAATTCAGCTTTGCGTTGGGCGCGTGGGAGTTGCAACCGACTATACCCGTCTACTTTTTTCGTAATTTTTTCTTGCATTTTTTTGAACTCAAGGTCCTGCAGGCAGTACTCGCGAATATCCCGTTTCGTCGGTACTACTTTTTGCGCATCGATTGTGGTTGGCCGATTTTTCTTTCGTGTTTCGATTGATTGAACCAACCCATTGGGTGAAACCCGATGCTTCGCTTTTGTATGATACCAACCCTTCAGGGCATGAACATTCGGCGGAGTCATTGTAAAAGTACGATGTAACAGCATTAGATTGCATCGCCTGCCCGGGCTTCGGCTTCTTCAGAGCGGGCCTGATCAGCCGAGGCTTCAATCAACGCTTCGACCGCCGTGTGATATTCTGCGGGTATCGAATCATAAAGTGCTCGAAGCTTTTCAGCTTTTGCCTTGATGTCGTAATTCGACCAGTGCAGAAGCTTGTCGGTCGGATGCGATTCAAGGCCAAACCAATTACTGTTCATGTTAGACTCCTGTTTTTCAGTATATAAATTATACACTCGATTCAGGATTTGTAAAGCCTAAAATACAATTCCGAAAGAAATTCGCTCAGTTGACATCTACTTTGCCAAGACATCAATTATCTCTTTCATCTGTTTGTCAACACGAAGCACAAAGAACCCGATCTGAGCTGCATGGTTAGGAATCAACAAACTCATTGGCGCACCGTTACTCAGACTGATACTATACATTCCGGCACCAGAACGCATTGTCAGAAGCATGGCTTTCCAAAGCTCGTTCACGTTCTTTTCTTTTAGCATAATATGAGCATCCTGACCGAGGGCGGCCAAAAGATGAAAGTATGCATACATTCTACCTTTTACTGCATAGAATACATCATCCACTGAAGTGTCAAAATGACCGCCATTAACATTCAATACTTCAAGTTGCTCAGATGTAAGATTTTGAATTTCTTCTTCAGAAAAATCATTTGGCTCGAGTATCAGGACTTCCAACATCGATCCTCGATCTCCCAAATCCTTACGGATGCGATTCAGGGCTTGAATGATATTATCAGCCCGTAAATCGTAAACCGCTGATTTGTTCGCAAGTCGTTTATTATATCGAGTCAGAGCCTCGATTGCGACATTATACATTTGATCGGCGGATGTCCTCGGAAGCATGCTGTCTGAAATATCGTACAACCAAGTTTCTGGATTGTATTTCAGCGCTCCACTTGCTTTTTCCAAATCTGGATCGGAAGACCCGGACCCGCGTTGTCGACCGAGTTGATCAACCATCTCAATCGACCAACGACTGACAGCAAACACAATACCTTTCTGGTAGTTCGTCATATCATCGCCGTAGTGGATAGGGAAGAACCAGGGTTTGTTCGGTGCCCAGGTTGTTTTGTTGATTTCTATATCCAACAAGGCGGACGCTGTGGCGACTGCGCGTGATCCTCCAGAAATATCAAATTTCGATTCAATCGGAAGAACAAGATCATCGTTAATCTTGTATTGCCAAACAAACACCGCCGGAAACAGAAGAATCATAGCAGGAACCATACCAAGCAAAAATAGTCCAGAAAACGCAATTCGGCGTGTGATGTGGGTTCCAGTATGCTGTTCAACACGACGTTTGAATTCCGATTCAGTAACGCTGAATTTCTCCAGGTTTTTCAATCTCCCTGGCTTGATTAGTGGCGAACGGATTTTATCAAAAAGTGATTTCAAATACCGGAAAGGCCAGGTGACCACTTCCGAAATTCGATGAATTGAATTTCGCATATCGTTCTCCTTGTCAGAATATTACCAAGAAGATAACACAGATGAACGAAAAGTCAAGTGTTCATCCAAAAGTTTTCCCAAGGAAAAACAATCCAAGACTGGTTTTCAACTCGGCTAATTTCTCGCACTGCGTAGTCAATGTCTTCTGGCTGATCAGTATTCAACCACAGCGCTGCGGTTCGAACTTGCTCTGGTCGATGCTCAATTGAATCCAGAACTTCTCGAATTTGTTTGAACGAATCTCCAGAGTCAACAATATCATCCACAATCAGGAGGTTTTTTCCAAAAGATAAATCTTGATCAATTGATTGAATATCAATTTTTTCAGATGGAGAATCACGAAAAGAACAATAAATTGTTCGCATCGGTACATTAAACCATTGCGCAAGGTAGGTTGCGGGCACCAATCCGCCGCGGGCAATTCCCACAACGTAATCAGGCAACCAATTTGATAATTGGATTTTTCTGGCTAAGTCAATCACATCACCTGTGAAGGAATCGTATCGATATCTGATTACCGACATTACCATTTACCAGTAAACAGAATCTTAATTCTTTTAGAAAATGGGAATCGATGCATCTTTTCAAAAACTGTATGCGTTTCTAAATCAACCAATTGCATATCAAATTCATCATCAACCAGTTTTTCCCAGATCTCGGGGGTCAGTTTCAATCTATTAACCAATTTCTTAATCTGACTCATGAAGATTGTAGGGAATTCACGCTTGTTGACCGACTTTGCATATTCATACAATTCTCCAAAGATTGGAGCACTGCTCCAATCTTCGAATGCTTCGTAGTATTCGTCGTTATTAAAGGCGGGCAACGGTTGCGGGGCTGCTTCGACGAATCCGAATTCTTTTGATTTCAAGGCCAACATTGCTTCTTTCATCCAACCTTCTGGATCCTGGTCAATGTCTGCATTCACATTTATTTTTGTATTTGGCTCCACTATACTCTCCTAGAAACTTTTCAAGTTCTGAATTAAGTTATAAAATTCGGCACGAAGAGCATCATTCACTTTGAAAGTACCGCTTAAATGCGTGGTAACCATATCGGATTCATGTTCTTTCACGCCTCTATGTGTCATACAGTGATGTTCTGCTTTCAAGACTACCGCAATATTATCCGACTTGGTGAATTCTTTCAATTCACCAGCAATTTGCGTAGTCATCTCTTCTTGAATTTGCGGACGTTCAGCAATATGATGAACAATTCGATTGAATTTAGACAGACCGATCACTTCCTTTTCCGGCACCACACCGACCCAGCACTTCCCAACAATATTTTGGAAATGGTGTGCGCATGTCGATTTAATTGAGATTGGACCGGTGGTATAGAGGCCATGATATCCGACATTTGGGAATGATGTAACTTTTGGTTTGGCTCTATATCGTCCACCGAATGTTTCAAGAATAAACATCTTTGCCACACGGATTGCGGTGTCACGAGTATTGTGGTCATTTTCAGTATCAATAACCAAAGATTCTAGAACAGTCTGAAATCGTGTTGCAACTTCTTCAATCAATAACTCAAGTTCTTTTTCATCGTCAATGAATTGACTGATATTATCATTGCAACGAAAAGTGAATGGATCTGATGTTGAATTATTGAACTCAGCAATTCTCTTCTTAATAACATTCGACATTGAAAAGTTCGAGTCAATATTTTCTAAGTCGGTTCTGAGTAAATTCATTTCGTCGGCAAGCATAGTCATATCGTTTTCAATACGGGCTTCTTTCACTGCTTCAGCCAGAATTTCACCTGATTGATTTCGGACGCGCTGGACTACGCGAATATCTTTTTCTTCCATTTTACTCCTTGAAACTTGGGCTGGTGTTAATGCACTCTCTTATTTTATTATGGAGTGCACCTGCTGTCAAAAATTGCTTCTTGATTTTTTCACGTTGTTCAGCAATATCGATAAGCAGCGTCGTTGACTCTTTCTCCCATGCAAACATGAGAATTTTGATATGTTCTTCTAACCGGTTAAGGTTAGCATTGTTGCTATCTGCCCATTCAGACGGATACAAGAATTTATCATCGTACATTTCTGGGTACGAAAGTCTTTCGGGCATCAACGGAAACGAGTTACACATCAATGCTTCCATCATACTTATACCCAAAGTTTCTTGAAGATTGGCACTGAAAACAATTCGACTTTGACCAAGCAAGGTATGATACTCGTCTTTTGTGAGTTCTTGTTCTTGGCAAACAATCCAGTCATATTCTGGCATTCTTTCTGCCAACGCCTTGAATACATGCAGCTGCTTCTCAGGCGCAATACGATGTGGAAACAGAATCAATTCACGCTTCTCGAGATCACGATATGGAATGAATTCCTGTTCGAAATATTCAAAGGGGAATCCTGTCCGAACAATCTCCGCTGGAGGTTCACCTATCTCTGATTTTTGAATCGTGTATGTGTCGATGAACAGGTCAATATGAGCATGAGTTGCAAAAAAGTTATGATCACAAGCATGGAAAATTGCACGCTCTGTATGCTGGGCCCAAAGTTTTCCTCCGCTTGCACGACCTAAGAAATCATTTGGGTCGTAACTGCCGGCATGCCAAATTGCTCCAATTCTGAGTCCTAAATTCATCAGATCTGATGTATATCGAATTTGCAAAATAGCGGGGTTCCATGCATCAGTTACCAAAATATATGCACCTGGACGAATTTTTCCATCCTGAATTTTCTTCATCAATTTTGCTAATTGTGTCGATTTCCAAATATTCGTTGCTGCGAAATCCAAAAATGCACCGGGAGTTGGTTTGGCAGCTGTTAATTCACCATCAATTTGCAAAATTTGAAAATCTTCACCTAAATAAGATTGAAGTTGCTTGGGGAAAAACTCATGCCATTGTGCAGTGTATCGTGTAGATAAAGGTTCTATTGGTAAAATAACTACTTGCTTCTTTTGTGTCAAACTTTTCTCCTAATTTAGGCAACAGTCGAAAGATTTCTTATGAGTGACTTCCGAAAATTAAATTATGCGTGTTATTCACCCGAATGAATGTCGTACATTTTGACAAATCTTTCAATTGCTTGGCCCCAACATACGTGCAGGTTGATCGGACTCCGCCGAGAATATCGTTTACCACATTTTCAATTGGTCCCCGATATGGAATCGTAACACATTTACCTTCACTGGCACGATAATTCTTAAGTCCGTTAGAATGCTTTTCCTGTGCTTCTTGTGACGACATTCCGTAGAACCGAACCTTCATCTCACCGGGCTCATAACAAACCACACGATCAGATTCTGTAGTGACATTGCGTTCGTCTACGATGATCTCACCGCCTCCTTCCGTACAACCGGCAAACATCCCACCAAGCATGACAAAGTCGGCACCAGCGGCGAATGCTTTTGCCACATCTCCGGGTGAAGTGCATCCACCATCTGCAATGATTTTACCGCCGAGACCATGTGCAGCGTCTGCACATTCGATCACAGCTGATAATTGCGGCACGCCGACCCCAGTCTTAATTCGAGTTGTGCAAACAGATCCGGGCCCAATACCGACCTTCACGATGTCGACTCCGGATAAAATCAATTCTTCAGTAATCTCCTTCGATACCACATTACCGGCAATGAGAATTTTGTTTGGATAAAATTTCCTGATCGTTTTGCAATGTTCAATGAACGCTTCTGAATATCCATTCGCAACATCAATACAAATAAATCGCAAATGCGGGTTTTCAGCCATGAGCGTATGCAGTTGGTCGGTATCACTCTTGCTAATTCCAACGCTCACGATAATATAATCAGCATATTTTTCGGTCATGGCTCGTTGTACCTGCCATTCTTCGAAAGAATAATGCTTTGTGATGGCTGTCATCATTCCCTGCTTCGCTAGTGCTTCAGCAACTTCGAATGTACCAACCCCATCCATGTTCGCTGCGATTATTGGAATACCATCCCAAAACTTGACATCGGACGAAACTTGGTTCGGCGAAACATGAAACGAAAATTGTCTTTCTAAGAGTACTTCAGATCTTGACGATAAAGTTGATCTTTTTGGCCTAATCAAAACGTCTGAATAGTCTAATTTGATATCTTCTTCAATTCTCATTTACCAAAACAGTAGAACTGCTCCATTTTCGTTGTCCTCATATACTCTGATTTCCATTTCTCGATCAGGATAGTCTTCTTGAATTTTCTCTGCTAAGTCTTCTGCCAACATTTCACATGATTTGAAATCAACGTCTAGTGCATCAGTATAGAGGCGTTCTAACCATCGTTTAAATTGGATGAATTCAATTTCTCTATCATTGTGATCGACTGCAATCCTGACATAAAAATGAAAAATATGTCGATGTTTGTCTGCTAAGAAGCTCACATCATCCCAATCACCAGTCGCAAGTTTCGGGTTTGTTGCTGCGGCCGGATAGCAATGTATTCCTTCCTTTTGGAAGGATACTTCAATGTATCGTTTAATTTTCAATTTTTAATCCGCAATATCAATTTCAAGAAGGCCATCTGCATTTACATACGGCTCGCCTTCAGCAATGAAAATTGTTTTGTTCTTGAAACCGACTTTTGCACCGTTAGGTTCAAAAAGCCTGAATGTTTGACCAGGTTCTATTTTTTCAAATGGAATTTCAACCCAATTCTCATCAATTAGCACTTCAGTCTTTCTGTTATCGATTTTCTTCTTCATAAGTTCACCTCATTTTTATTATACATTATCATGCAGAGTTGAGTCAATATTCAAAGAGTGCAGACCCTTTCTTATCCGGTAAAGTTGGATCCTTTTTGAGTGAAATCCAGGTATCTGAATCAGTCTGAGTAGAATTGAATATTTTTTTCTTCGACCATACTGATTGAAAATCAGGAATATTCGGCTGTGTACGGCCCAAGTGCTCAAACCAATAATCATGAAGACGGACCACATCATGATTTTCCAAGGTTTCTGCCAATTTATTTTTACCAAGTTTATCAGCATTCCTAGTTGGTAAAGTATTTAGGAACTCAACCCAAGACGAGTAGGTCGAGTTATGAATTGACCTCATCCTATCTACAAAATCTTTTGGATTGTATTGTCGTTCATAAATTTCGGTGAGTCTGTCCGCCGCGGTTTTTCGAGAGCAGAGATCGACCCCCATGTCTTTGAAATTCTCCCACCAATTATATTCTTCAACCAAGAGAGTAGGGCAAGAATGAAGCGACTCAAAAGCACTAAACCCGAAAGACTCACGAAGAGCGGGATGAAAAGCAACTTTCGCAGATTTGATGAATTGGACTTTTTCCTCGCCGATGATACCAGCTTTGATTTCATAGTTTGCAATCCCGTTCTCCTCAAATAACTTTTCAAATTTTGGTACTGAGTTTGGTTTTGTTAAAACCTTGGCTGTAAATCCTGTTTCAGCTATGGTTTTGACAAACAGTTTTGGATTCTTTCTTTCTTCAAATCTGCCAATGAATAGGACCCCGGCTTTTTCAGGAAAAGAATCATCTAAAAGACCAATCTCAGGAACCGGCATCGGCAAGCCAATTGCGTTTGATCTAGGAAATGCTTTCTTAATGAGCCCGGCGTTGTAATTCGATTGCGTACCAACAATTACGCCTTCACACTCATTCAAATTTCTCAAGAAAGCAGTGTGTGACTCTCGAAAAGTATCATTCGGTTCAGCGTCAAAGAATACGCTATTTTCAATGTGCGTGTAATGAATCAACGGTGCATAATGGTACAAATCCATCCATTGGTAGGCAGGGGTTGCCTCTGGCGTATTTGAAATCACCACATCGTAAATAAAATGGGTAAAAGCCTTCAAGAACGCATTTTGAAAATTCAATACCTTTTCGATATTGAATGAATCACCAAATTGAAATAAGTGGTTATGCCTGCCGTATGAAACCGAAGAATCAGGAAAAATGATTTGGCAACCCTTCCCCTCGATAAATTCAACCAAGGGATCATTCTTTCTGGGAGCCGTATCTAAGATAAAATCAACCCGCCAGCCATTGGCTTCAGCCATTTCTAAGAAAGATTTAGCAAATTGACCAATTCCACCGTTCGGGTGCAAATGATGTTTACTAATAGCAAATGCGATTCTCAAAAAAGTTGTCCTTGTCTGTCTGTCAAAGTAGTGCGCAGGCTCTGAACCTCAAGAATCCTTGTCAAATCCATGGCTTGATTTTCTATTTGTCTCGATATCGGCAAAGAAATCGGATAATGCGGTACGTGCGCTTCCTCAATTCGAACTGGTGTTAATTCCATGAAAAATTCCTTCGTAAATTCGGTTGAATATATTCGGTGTCGAAACGTGCCGCATTACGGTCTGCTCCGGAGTATAATCAGCAAAACAATGGGTAATAACCGGCCGGCTTGCTGGACAAGGTCGAACTTGTTTTTTTACCGATTTAAAATTCAAAATTGTCAGCCAACACATCATCACCAAACGCATGGCCTGTTTTGGTTCCGTTGATTGTTCCGTGTACCTTGTCTCTACCAGTCAAGAATGGCTTATATTTTTGAATTGCATCCATCGGAGTTTCGCTTTCGAAGATTTCTGGAAGAACGACGTCTCGCATATGTTCTAGTCCCGGAAGAATAATCTTTTCCTGATGGCTGAACAATCCATCTTGAATAGAAACTCGATCGGGGTCACTACCTTCGTAAATTCGGTTGCCTCTTTGAATTGCTTTGAGTTGCATTTCGGTATTGTGATTCATCACCAAAATATACGAAACCGTATCCCAACTTGAATTAGATTCTTTGTCAATCCCTTTCGTGCAAATATCTCCAACTGTGAGATTGCGTGACGCCCATGTCAAATCATTTTCAGTCGCACCATATGTTTCCTGAAGCCAATCACAAAGTGGCATTGTGGAATTCACAAGTTTTTTGTCATCGACACATGAATCCATAATGAACGTGAATTGCTTTTTGTTGAATACGTTACGGGTATAGATCAAACCGTTCGCAGTTGAAAGGTATGGAGATGAAGAGTCAAAACTTACCGTGACTTTGGGTGATACTTGCTTTCGTAGGATTCTCTGAATTTGTGTCAATGGAGCCGCTGATCCAATTCTAGAAACTCCCAAAATATGAATCCAGTGTCGAGCATCAGATAGCATACCTTCATCACGTAAACGAATCATTCTTCGACAAATCATTTCGAAATCAATTGCATTCTTACCAGCAAACGCCCAACCTTCAAATGGCAAATGCTTGACAGCTTGATACCAGTCTTCAGCTTCTTTCGCCGTCCTTCCTTGAAGAACATTCAAGAACTGGACGGCTCCTTCTGTTCGATTTCGGATGAAATAATCTGCATTCTCAAGCGTGAAATCTAAACACGCTTGAGTCGGTTTGTAGGACGAACCGGTCGCGTACTTATTACGCATCATCTCATGGATAATATTCCAATCTTTGTTGCGCTCAATAGCAGCAGTCGGCATGTCCAAAATCATCGCGTAGTCGGCGGTGAATTCGAGCCAAGCTAAAACCGTCTTTCTGATTTTCTCGATGCTATTCAAATCAGACCAATCAGTCTTCCATGTTCCGGTTGCCCATTGAAATCCCCCGGAGTCACCGACCATTGTGACAGAAGGGTCACGCTCGTGAACAAACGACTCTCGTTCTTGTGATTTCGGAATATCTAAGGTAGCATGCCCAGATGAGTAAAGTCCGGCGCCGTAAAAGTAGGACCCACTGTCTTTCTGATAAAAATTCAGTTCGTCGCCGTCCGGATCACAAGCATTTGGAAGACGATGCCCCTTCGAATGGCCTGCCGTCTTCATTCCAAACTCCTCAATTCTAGACCTATGGGAATAAACCACATAATTACTAGACGTGGCCGGCAAATAAATCGCATAATCACCTTGCGGATCGCCAACTTCTAATCTAGGATCGCGGTTTGATTTCCAGTAATCGGTGGTTTTTCCTGCTAAAGCTTCATTGAAAGGCCGTTTTTGCCTATATTCTTTACGGTCGATGTCTGACATTTGGCCTCGTTTTTTGAATTTTTATCAACTTGATTTTCTTAGATAAAAATGAACATTTTGTTCACTTATCCATAAGCTTTCGTATATTTGAGACTGCCGCAGCTACACCAGCAGAAACTCCATTCGCATAACGTGAAGTTTTCTCATCATGAGTAGAAACGCCAGGGCGGTCAGGATCGGCTTGAAGCGTGGCGCTGACCGCCCGTTCTAAGACTTCATTCTTTATTTTAGTTTGGTTCATATGTTTTGTCAAATTTAGGTATGACCAGGGAACAAGAATTCATATTTGGCAATTCCGGTGTCAATGTCGATCTTCATGACCCCATCGTTCGAGAGAGACAATGCCGAGTTGCTATTGTCCGCCAACTTAAGAATTGTCAAAACCTGAGAGGTCGGCCATGCGAAGCCGCCGTTGTATCCTTTACCAACCTTTGTTGCAAACTGAACAGAAGCTGCGTGGCTGGTTGAATTTTCATCACCGATTGCGAAAATCAAATTATCATCAACAATCTTCGGTGTGAACTTTTCTTCTTGCACAGAAAACAAACTTGCCATTTCAGCGAACTCAGCAATCTTCTGTCGAGCCGGTTCGTCGATTTCAATCGCATATGTAGTTCCGGCAAATTTCGGTTGTGCTGGAATTGCTTGTTCTGACATAAGTCGGTAAACACCGTGCATTCCTGAATCATTGTCAAAGACGAATGAGACTGGAATGTCCTTGCCGCCGCGATTTTCAATCTTCACAGTTACAGAAGCATCGTCTCCCTTGAATGACTTTGAACCTACCAACCCAGAAAGAAGTGAAAGGTTCGAAAGGCCAAAAACGCCTTTGAAATCATCAACTGGTTCCGCAGCTACTGCTGTCATAATTACAGTTCGATCTTCTGATACTGATTGATATTTGGTCTCGGTTGAGTTACCTTCTACACGAATTACGCCGAATTCGATTCCTGATGTGCACCTTACCAAATCCTGAAGATACTTTTTCACTTTTTATTCTCCTTTGTGTTATTTCAATTTCCTTTATTTTAATTCGGTGCTTCTGATTTGTCAAAAAGAAGTTCTTGATGCTTTAAAAATTTTTTCAGTTGTTTATGTTTGCTTTCCTTGCCTGATTCGATATACTCAGTCGAAACCAATCCGTGTTTACTGGCTAAATCTATCATGAATAATAAATCACCGATTTCCATCGAAAGTCGTTCAATGTTATTCAATTCTTGGCCTGGTTGAATTTCCTTTGGCCCAAACCGTTTGAGTTTGGTTGCTCTAATTTGAACTTCGGCTGCTTCTTCTATAAGAATATCCAAGAGTTCATTTTCTGCAGAAGATGTCGGTTTTTCCTTAAATTGAAATTTCAAATCCATTTCTTTTTCCTTCGCATTGTTTGCCATGTCATTTTCGGTTCACCTACCTGAGGGTATCGTTTCACAAAGAGCCATTGCTCTTCATCGCAATGCTTGCAGAAGCGCTTGCCGCCCTTTTCTAACCATTCAGGGTGTTGGCAAGGATCTTTGAATATATTTTTGATAAAATCAAACATTAGAATTGGAACATTGAATTCAGAACTTGTGAATGGGCAGCTTCACCAATATGTAAATCCCAACCGAGAATTGCAAAGATGTTATGCAGTTTTTTCTCAACGACTGATGATTCCATTGCGTCATCATCGAACGGCAATGACTTAAACCATTTCGGTAAATTCAACTCGTCAATCGGATATGCAACGCTTGTGATGTTCAATGGATTTTGCTTGAGTTTGCAAACTACAATTCTAGATCCATCAGTGATTCGTGTTGCGTACCTATCATTATTGATCTCGCAGAGTTGATTCCAGTTAACTGACGCCCGAACGTGACCAGGAAGGCGAGCTGCACTGCCGCGCTTCTTTAATTCATCTGTGTAGAAACTCATTTTGTTTGCTGATTTCGGAGAACCTTTTTCCCAAGCAGGCAAACTCTTAAATACCAATCTAAAATCCTGAATTTTTTGTTTCAGGCCGGCTTCGTCGCCGCCTGTCAGAACGTAGAGCATACAATCTTCCAGAAAGTTCTGAATGGTTTTCGAGCTGTCTGCTCTTTTAATATCCAATCCCATGATTTTCATTTTACCGGGCTTACCATTCTGGTCTTCACGGAAACCGTCGTTGTCGTAAACTAGAATTGCATATCTCTTCTTAGCAACAAAGAGTGCTCGATTTCCAACCAGTTCTCGGCCGGCTTGGATGATTGCACCTCGATCCAATCCAGAATGAAACATTTCATGCATCTTCTCAGGAAATGATTGATTGGCCGCTTCAGCAATTTGGTCATAAAGTTCAACCACATCTTCTTTCGACCAAGAGAAAGGAATATTATTTTCTTGCATATATTTCCAAGTTGAAAAATAGGCCGAATTGTGAACTAGAACATCATTAGCAAAGAAGGTCTGTACGATTTCATTTTCAGTATCTGATTCATCAATTTCAAGGTCATATACCCACTCATCCTCGAATTCACCGATTTGTTCTATCGTTTTAATTTTTTCAATCGCCATTCCAAAATCTCTCCACTTGTTCCAATACTTTTTCGGGATCTTCCTTCCAATCTTTTTCCCAAACAACCATTACATTATAACCCCGTGTTTTTGCATTTTCAATTTTTGAACGCTCCCGCTCCCAAACTTCTGAAGCTCTTGATTTTTCTCCTCTACCGACTAAGTCAGCAGCTTCATATAATTCCGGATTCGCGTTCCAAAAATTACCATTAAAATGAACATCACAGGGTCACAACCTGATCTGATTCCGGATTTACCTCAGAAGGACGAACCTCAACCAAACGACCATTCCGAAGCACAACTAGGGAATGATCACCGGTAACAATAATTTCTTTCCCTGACTCAGTAACGAGCTTCCATTTCGGTTTCGAAACCTTATGCCGGTGAATTCTTTTCAATTCCCGGAACGTCGGTTCTTTTTTCATTTCATCATAAGACAAAACTTCGAATTCACCAAGTGGAATTTTCTTTTCAGTGTTTTCGTTATCGGAAATAATCGCGCCGGAGAAATGATCATATAATGCAGCAATAGTCATTCGACCATCTTCAGTTTCGACCATGCTATCGGGCGTCAGGCTGTCAGTGTCGCCATATACAATCGCATCGCCAGTATAATCATAATTTCCGGTTACAATTTCGTTGATTTTTGCCGCCATATGTCGAGTTATACACCGGCCAGTCAAGGTAACAGATTGTCCCATTCGTTTGTCGTAAAATTTCGAACCTTTCTGCAACAACGAACCATAAAGTGAGTTCAGCTGAATCTTACGAATCTGCTGTCTCATATTCCAGAAAGTGAACTGTTTCATCAACTCTTTCTTTTTGTCCGGATCGGTTTCGACTTCGGCTTCGTTCTTAAATTCTTTTGCTTTTGCCTGCATTTCCTGTCGTTCAGTATACCAACGAGCCAGCAGTCCAGGAATCAGACCATCGATATCAGTTCGAAAGATCGTACCATTCGCTGATATATTAAGTCCGGAGTCCGGTTGGAAAATCATTCCATAAAGATCTTTCGCAGACATCTTCTGTGTGGTTCCATCACAAAAATCAACCGTTAACTCAGTTGCAGATTGTTCCAAGACCATATTAAATTCTACGGTGCCGAACAAACCGTTCCAGGCTTCAGTGTAATTCTTCATTCGGATGCCCTTGACTGAAACCCACAAATCTTCTCGAGCAATTCGTTCTTCAAGAAATTCTTGGGTGAAATCATCTCGAATCTGAGCAACAATCGTTTCGGGGCTCATGTTCAGTAGTCGAATAGTTGATGGGTAAAGTGAGTTGATGTCAACGCAGCCGATCCATTCCTGCAAACCGAACTCTGGATCGGCGACCCATGCGCCGGCGGCCGAGGATGACAATTCTTCATCCTTAGGTTTAGTCGGTACAACCATGCCACGCTCATGTGCTTCATTTATAATTGACTGGTCGACCCATGCCACGGTTCCCATTGTTGATGGGATTAGCACGTAATTTTGGATTGCAATTTGATTGGCAAGATCGAGGTATTTCAACTTGCTGTCGATTTTCGAGAGCAACATAGTATCTTGCCGGTTATAGTCAATGAATTTTCTAAAGTCTTCTCGATACAGTTGATACAAGGTGCCTTCATATTGGACTTTTTGTTCACCGACTTCTTGGTTACCAATGAAATCCAATTTATAAGACTCTTGCGTCTTGGGAGTATGCTTTTTATAGAGTTCTAAATAATCGATGTGCAGCCGCCCCTTAAGTGTGAACGTCAATTGTTCCTTACCAAACCGTTCGTACTTTGTCTTGACTGGTTGCATTCCAAACAAACACCAACCTGAAGTAGAAGTCTTTCCAAGTTCCTGAATGGTCCTATTCAACATATACGGAACGTCATACCCTTCTGAGTTCCAACCCGAAATGACATCGGCGTCTTCGATAATATCTTGAAACATCATGAGAAGTTCTTTCTCGTTCGCACATAGAATCGTGTTTGGAAAATCAACTACGATTCTCTGTGCTTCCTCTTCTGTTAATGTTTCGGGTTTGATGACAAGTGTGAAAAGTGTATCCATCCATACATTAAAAACCGAGACCGCAGTTACTGGATTGAAAGGATCTTCCGGTGTCGAATAACCTTTTTTAAGGTCAAAGTCTACCTCGATGTCGAAAAAAGAAACATGCAAGTTTGCTGGTTGGACATTCTGATAGTACTTCTTTAGTGTCTTAAACACAATATTATGATCAGATTCAAAAAGTTTTCTAGAACCCATGGATTTAAGTTCTTTCTGAAAATCCCGCATTCGCTTGCACGAAACCAATTTCGCACGTTCGCCAGTAGTTGCAATTACAGAACCCAACTCGTCTTCATAATAAAATTCATAGACCGGTTGTAGTTCACGGATAATTCTTTTTCCATTTACTCTTTCTGAAACCAATATCACGTCTGAATTTCTATCATGATGTGCGTCGATATAACTCATAAAACTCCTGGGATTGCCTGCAACAATCCGTATACATTGATAAAAAGATACCCAGTATTCAAAACCACAACAGGCGATGAATTCCGTTTATATGCTGCCACAATGAGCAGCAATGAACAGAACGTGAAAAACAGGTAAATGGTGAAAAAAGGTGCTTGGGTAGTAAAAGCCGCAATCAGAGTCGCAGCAATCAAACCAAGCACAGTCCCGATATTCTCAATGAAGAATAACGCTCGGTCATGCCTCCAATCATTTATAAGGAATTGTAAAAAGTTTGACAGAATTTCTTTCGTGATACTAATCAACTTTCACCTAGATGGTTTTACCGATAGCTTCCAAACCATCTTCCACTTCAGCAACCTTGTCTTTGTCATCTTGTAAGTTTCTTTTGTGGACGGCACGCATCATTTTATTGATTGTGCTAGCCTTGATTTTTCCGTCTGGCAAATCGATATTTTCATTCAATTTTTCAACAGTGGATTTTACCAAGTCACGGAGTGATTCACGCTCAAGGAAGATTGTTTCGAGATATTTGACCCCATCTTCAATCGTGGTTTTCAAGATCGTTTGTTCGTCTGCGGTCAGGGCTCTGTTATCAAATACATTCATAATACTCTCCTTATTTTATGGTTGTGGTTGTGAATTGTCAATATTATCGAACTTGGCTTGCTTCCAACCGGCGCGCCAAGATTTATATTGTTCAGGTTGCGAAGCCCTATCATAGGGACTGTCACTCAAAGTGATTCCGAGTAAATAATCCCGGTAGCCTTCATCAAATTGTCGGTGACGATTCATTTCTTTTCTGGAGGAACAAGATATGCCCAATCGGTGCAAGTCACGTTGAAACGACTTAACGGCAACAGCGTTGAATACCAATCGTAACCAGTCGCATCTCTCCTAGAAGACGGGGTCGACCAAGCAAAAACACCATAAAAATCCTGGCCTTCACGATCACCATTCCAGGTTCCGTAAAGAAGAATTTCAGTTCCATCTTTCGGTGCAGTTTCAGGGAACCCTGAATTCCAAGTGATAGACATCAGACTCCTAAATTCACAATAGATTCGTATTTCTTCCATGCTTCATTTGCAGATGAATTATCTATCGGGCGTACCATAGCTTGTGCATAGTTTGTCACACTCGGTGAACGAACAATTGTAAATGGGGGACCATAAAGAATCCAACCTTTACTTAACTGCAAGGTAACTGCATTTGCCATTTGAAATGAATCATTAAATGAAACGATTTTATATTCCATTATTTTCCCAATTTCACTAATGCTTGGTATTTCTCCCAAGCGGTTCTTACAGCCGGAATCTGGTCCGGCTTTATCATCAACTGACAGATCAGATCATTAAAAACAAATGGAGGACCGCTTATTACCCAACCATCTTCAAGTGCATCATTTACTTTTTCTGACAATTGATATGAATATCTCTCAGATATTAAATCGTATTCGATTTTATTCTCCTAAATATACCGTGACAGTATCAATATCGAAACAAATTTCGACAAGATTTTCAATCAAAGTCCAATTACCTCCGCCGAGGCCAGCACCTATCTTTGGCATTGCAACAGATTTTCCTGTTTTTTTGGCAAACCCAGATATCGATGTGAATGCCTTTCGAACTGCATCATAATCAACATATCGCTTTTTGTCTCTACCGTAAAATTCTTGCGTAATGGCATTCGCAATCAATTTTCCCTCTGGAGTCGTGTACCAAATTACTTCGCCGAGCGCTAACCCCCGTTCATCATAAGCTTCCCGGTAAACCTCGAATGCACCAGGCCATTTGTCTCGAATAGCTTTCGCGACTCCTGATCCCATAACGCCTTGTGCGTTACATCCGTGAACGATAATATCTTCAACGGCGGCTGTCACGTCACCTTCGGTATAACCGATTGCGAATCCATTTGTCATCCTTTACCCTCTCTCAAATATTTCCAAAGTTCAATATAAAATTAAATGTGCGATCCGGGACAATCAACCGGTTAATTGTTTTTACCTTTGATCGAATATCAATAAGCACAACGGGTCTAATTCTCAGAATGCTATCCTTTATTGATTTCATCGCTCAATTTCAAATTTCTGCGCTTTGAGAGCAGCGACTTCCTGTTTGAAAATATCTCGGATGCCAGCTGGTTTAGCCAGCAGAGTTTGGTACTTCTTGATGCTGGCTTCGAGCTCTTTAATACGATCCTGTACCACCTTATACCGATCCTTCGCCCAATGATACGAAGGTGTTCCCGAAATTCTATCAACTTGCGAATCATCGATCTTGCAACCCTTCGTAATTTTACGAATAACCGACATAACCTCATTTTTATCTTTCGCTTTGATAAGTTCAGACGGAAATCCTTTATCGAAACAAAGTTTGACTGCTCTCCAAAATTCAAGCTCATACGAATCGTCCTTTAGGAATTTTTCAAATCGTTTGACATAGAACCCAAACCGAACCTCAACAAATTCTTTGATAAGCTGTTCGGCTGACTCGAATTGTCGAATAGATTTATTATCCCAATCTACAGCAACAATACGTTCGGTCTTTCGACTTGTCAATTTAAGTGTTTTGATAATCCAATCCGGAGTTTTATCACTTAGGGTTCCTCTGGGAAAATCAATTTCGATATTAATGTGATCTGTGCTGTGATCTGTAAATGATCGAATAATTTTTTGATCCTCGAGTTGAATCAACCGATCCTTGAATTTTTCAAGTGGAAGATCTGGCGGCAACTCTTCGACTTCACAAGTTGATGAGTTGACAATTTTAACCTTGCCTTGAAATTCCCACGAGTTACCTTCGATTTTGTTAACCACACAATCCAAATATTGATATTTGGGAGTTAGGAATTTGAAACGCTTCCCTTCAATCGCTGAAATTGTGGCATGGATCAAATCATCAAGTGATCTTGGTAAAATTTCAGTTGACCAACCAACGGCGATACCAGAAATACCATTCAATAGAACCGTTGGAATCACTGGCAGAAAATGCAACGGTTCTTCAGTTGATCCATCATAATTTTCTTGCATAGGGATGATATCTCTATCGATATAGAGAATCTGCTCAGCTGCTTTGGCTCTTTTCACATAGGTATATCGCGGTGCGGCAAACGCCTTGGGATTCACCTTTGTACCAAAAGTTCCGATACCAGTAATCCACGGTATGTTATTTGAAAACGGTGCCGCCAAAAGAGAAATCGTGTCTGACATACTGCCATCACCATGAACATAGAGTCCTCGAGAAATGGTCTCACCGGAAAGACTCACCGTCTTAATTTCTCCAGCTTTGCTCATCATCAAGAACAATGCTTTACGCTGGGCCGATTTCAATCCATCAATTGCTTTCGGTATCGCACGCTGCTCACCAACATACAACGAGTACTCTTTGCTCGAGTCATTTATATGCTCTGAAGTTTCGACTTGAATTAAATATTCTTTCATTTACTTCCTTTTTGGGAATCCTCGCAGCCAGCCTGCCGGAATTTCATCTTCTACTGCAACAAATGATATTTTATTTGTCAACGGATCAAAACAACCAATTTTTCCCTCCGTTCCACTATATGGTTGACCTTTAATCCATCCTTTGGGTGGTTTTTTATTACTGGGGAGCCGTTTCATTTCTCCAGTCTTCGGGTTATAAAATCCAACATACCCTTTTAGATTAGCCGATTTCTTTTGAATCAATTTCAAACCAGGTTCAGTTTTCTTCCAACCATTTGGTATTTCATTTCTTGGAAACTTTTTTCGAATATCAGTATTCTCGACTAAACAACACCATACTTTTTTATTCGATTTGAATTGGCCGAAGCCGCGGATCCAACCATTCGGAATTTCGCTTTCTTCAGTTACCATAGTCATTTCTACCGGATTATGGCAATAAAATTTTCCTTTCTGCTTTCCGTTGCCCTTCAGCCAGCCTTCTGGAATTTTATCCTCTTTAGAAATCAAAACGGTATTTTTCGGGTTATTTTTATCATATATCCACATAGTTCCTGCAGTTGCAGCATA